GGATAGACTGCCTTATAGGTAATCTCAGGTTCATTCCAGTTATCTGTATCGCTGGCCTTTATATTACTACCAACCTCATCAAAGTCAGCGGTAGGTATATTAGTTGTTCTTTCTTTTTTTCTTAATGTAAATGTGCTGTGTTCTTTTTCCTCATTGTTAACGGCCAGTCTATTTGTATCAGGTTCGTCCATCTCTCTAGGATAAACTGAAACGCCAGTAGGTTCTTTGTTCTCATCAAGTCTGCTGTTAGGATCATAAAATCCTAATTCAGTATTACCTAACTCAGCTGGCCTGCCAGGTAATGTACCAACAACAACAGGTTCTTGTTTAATCTCATCTCTAAAATATCCCCACACCCAACTACCTTCTACTATGAAAGATGGCGACTGGCCAAGACCAGATATACCAGAGGCAGTCGTAGGCAAGGTAACAGACGCCCAAGGCAAGTCTGCTGTGGGTAATGCAAGTTTATCGCCTGTGTGTATGCCAAGACATCTCACACGCAAACGGCCAGTCTTCTCAGGATCGTGCCTGTCTTCTACTACACCAACAAACCAGTGAAAATTATTTCCGAGAAATGCCATTTAATTGTACCGATAATTGTTTTTCTTTAATGACTACGCTATATGTCATTTATTACTATTTCCTTTCTTTCTACGCAACTCGTCAAGTTCTTCATTATTATGTACTATGAAGTCATTATAACCTAAGGATGCCTTACTAATGTCTATTTTACTTATACTATTTCTGAATAAGGCAGTCGCTAGACTGACTTTAGCTTTGATCTGTCTTGTAATGTCTAACTGCCCCTTGTAGAAGTTGTGGTATTTGTTATAATAGTATATATTGTCATACTTTTCTGAAAGGTTATCTATTGTATGTGTAAATGTGTCTTTACATCTCTTGCTAATGTCTTTAATCTGCGTTTTTATATTCATTTTATTATCTTTGCTCAGTTAATTGTTTACTTTCATATTGTGGCAGTATGGCCAGCCCTTATGTCAAAAAAATTTCTGACTCTTAGCAGCTCTAAGCCTTGTCTATTCTATACTGCGAATAACTTAATCCTTTTTCGTTCTCTTGTCCTGTGAATAAATCTATATTATCCTCAGGTAATGCCTGGTTATAACTATCTTTTACTAGTTCTACGGTCATTGAGTGCGTTTTACCTATCTTTAGTTGTACATTGTGTTTTATTGCTACTATTAGATAACGACCAGTTAGATATGGGTCATTGTCTTTATCTGCGGAGTTCTTTAATTCTTTAAAACTAGGGTGTGTAAAGTGAACAACCTCACCTACACTTATGCCTGTAAATCCTGGTACTTGTATTTCAAGCAATATAGATGATAATGCCGCTTTCTGCGATATTCTCTTGTCGTCATTATGACTATAACCTAGGTAATCATAATCATTATGTACTTTTGATGTGCCTGAAACAAAGTGTGTTTTTGTATCAGGAAAGTCTGATATTGTCTTGCCTAGTGCAAAGTTAAAGAAAGGTACAACACCTTTGTTCTCGCCTTGTTCTAAATGATTTTGTTTTTCATAATGTATATGATAATCAAATGTGTCCTCACTAATCGTTTTATTAAAATTATCGTGTGTAATAGTCTTACTAGCAAATGTACCATAATTCAATAGTCTTAATGTGTCCACTTGATTTTTTACTTTAAAACTCTTTACTGCCTGCAAAGCATTGATTATATCTCTATCACCTTTTTCATCTCTATATGCAACTATCTTTGGCGAATATCTTGCTCTTACTTCTTTAGGTGCGCCACCTTCTTCACAAAACATAGATTCAAATGTCTTAAAGAAAAATCCCTCACCTGTTTCATAAAACTTATAACCTGCATTGTCAAAACTTTTTGATTCAGATAACATTGATATTTGTTTGATTGCGTGTGCTGGTTTAACACGAGGTGCAACATACTTAGCAACCGTCTTTGTTTCTTCTATGATACAATTCTTTTTACTATCTAAATCAGTTCTTACTAAATCTAATACTGCCTCGTCTGTTGTACCTGTAAATGCTCTGGATACTTTTGTTAAATCATTCTTAACTCTTTCCATACTGCAAAATTCTAATGTATATGATTGTATTCTATCTTTTAACATTGCCTTATTTCTAATGCCTGTTATCATCATAGGGTGTCCTGATAGTACAGAAAAGTCATAACCTCTTTGTTCACCTGGTGTATATAATTTAAATTCTAATCTTTCAAATCCTGTTAAAGGTATCATACTGATTAAATTTACACCGTCAACTATACCCATATCGCCGTGTAAAAACGGACTTTCTAAACTCTCGTATATATTAAATTCTATTACCTGGTCTGTTATGATTTGTCTGTATATGCCTTCATCACCTTCTCTATGATAAGGTATGATATGTATATCTGTAACTATGAAGTTACCTGGTCGTTCTAATAAGGTATTACTTGCGTTAAAGTATGGCATTATTCACTCGTTAATTTTTCAAATTCTTCTATGAATATTTGTAAGTAAGCAGGGTCTAATAATTTAATCTGTCGTTTTTCATCTTGTAGTCTATCTTCATATTCTCTATTACTGACTGATTGTGCTCCTACATCCGTAGATTGACATTCTATAAGGTGTGAATAATCGGCAGGTCCTTGTCCTGTTGTACGACCACTAGATTGTACTTTCTCATAATGATGTACTGCTTCTGGATTGTCGTATTTGTCGTAAATGTATTTTTCAAATTCTTGTATAGATAATGGCCAACCATAATATCTATCTGTTATATTGTTTGTTAATAATATTACCCAATGATATTGTGCATTGCCAAAATGTCTATATGCTACATCTTCAGGTTTCTCACCACTAGTTACATCATATTTGTCATATAGAGTTGCAACTTCAAATGCCTTATCTCTAATTTTAATTCTAGTAAATAAATCTGTTAATAAGGTTTGAGTACCATCTCCCTTTAGGTCATAATAACCTTGTGTGAAATAATTAAAATAACTCATTAAAATCCTTCAGATATAGTTTGTTTTGTCATAACTTCAGTTTCAGAAAAAGTTAGATTTAATTTAGTTATAACAGGCATAGCACCTTGTGGGTCTGCCTTAAATGTATGGAACACACCTTCAGGTGCATAATCAACTGACATATCTTGTAATACACATCTACTAATTTTAGGTAAATATGTGTTTACTTTATCTCGGTAGTAATACATTATTTGAAATTCAGATGGTGTAATCATATATTTTTCGTTTGATACATCTGGTGCCATATGAAATTTAAATAACTGCATTATCTTATTTACTGACTCTACTTCTTTTTGATTCTTAGGTGCAAATTCAAATTCAAAATTAAATGTTCCAAACGGTACAGATTGAAATGCTAATTCCATTCTCGGGTTAATTGCTCTACCAGTTTGTTTTGTAAAGAAACCAGCAGCACCAGGAAATGCAACTTCAAGTGCCCCTTGCATAACTTGTCTACCTATCACACCACCTGTTTCCATTAACATACCTACTATATCTGCCATACCTTGTCCAGCAGTTATATCACCACCCATAAAACCTCTTATGTTGCCTAATATATTAGCACCTGCGTCTTTCAATGCCGCTATATTTTTTGTTTCTGCTTGTTCATATGTTGCCTTGTAATCAAATTTTGTTGTAGCAGGAGTATATAATATTATAGATGAACCTAGGTGTTTGTGTGTCTGCGTTTGACCTTCTCTATGAAGACCTGACTTTGTTCCTCTTAAAATTTGTTGATCTAAACCTTGTTTTTTAAATGATTCTTTTCTTCTCTTTTGTGCTCTATGTTCTCCTAAACCAAAATTACTATCTATGTCAGCAAATTTACTAGACAATCCACCTCTACCAGGAGGTCCATCTATTTTCAATGATCGTGTATTCCATATTGTATCAAACATTATATAATGACCTTCACCTAATTGTGCTGTTTCTTCAGGATAATATACCATACCATATTGAAATGGGTCGTTGTCTGCTGATAAATGAGATGTAGGAGATTTATCTATGTCTAACCTAGATTTACTTGCTAGTTTAGCGGCTAGTTTAGTTGTACTACCACCAGCAGCAAATTTTGACATTAATGTTTTGCCTATCTGATTTGCTACAGCGCCTTTAATTATACTTGATACTTTTGATGTCCAACTCATTTTTATATCCTTACTAAATATTGTTATAACTATTTATATGATATGAAGAAGTCTTTTAAGGGAATATATAAACCAACAAACCCTAAAAAATATGTTGGCAACCCAAATAACATTGTATATCGTTCACTTTTAGAGCGTAAGTTTATGGTCTATTGTGATAACAATCCAGGCATAGTACAATGGGCAAGTGAAGAATTACCTATAAGATATTATAACCCCATTGACAAAAAATATCATAGATACTTTCCAGACTTCATACTAAAAACAGATAAGAATAAAAAAATGTTGATTGAGATTAAACCTTCTCGTCAATGTGTTAGAC